GGGCAAGACTTTTTCGACTCGAAACTATGTCGACGAGCTGACTTCCGTAAGAAAGTCGCTGGCCGCAAGAAAGATAAAGCGCGCCATGAGCATGATCAGGAAATCAAGCTCAAGGCCTCTAATGAACGTAAACGAAGTCTCGGAAGGAGACTGAAAGAGGCGGCCGATCAAGTTGCCAAAGAACTAGTCCCGGAAGGACATGATTCTTTGTTGCACGAAGATCCTCCGATCCCGAACCGTCCGAATGGTCTCGGTATGATTCAATGAAAACTGGATTACACCAGACCTTTACAGATGCATTTGATAGTGTACTCTGTAGGTTCGATGAGCATGAAGATATGCCGACAGATATGATTGCGTCGGCATGTATCAAATTGATGGGGTTCCTTGGACCCCTATTCACCTGCACTACGAGCGCCGATATTGCTCGTGTTGTTATTGCAGCGGCTTCACAACATGTGAGTCCTAGTTGCATTGCGACCATTCGCAGGTTTATCTCTCAAGCTCCGGAGGATGGTGAAACTCTTATCCCAGAAGGCTCGACATTCGCTGGTATCGATGTTGAGAAAGTACTTACTGGTCTACGGGACTCTACCGTACAGATGCGGTTTTTACCTATGACCAAGGCGATTGTTAGCACAATGATGCTGATGATCGTATCCGGAATGCGTCCATCATCCGCTCTAACTGATGGCAAAATGTCCGCGATACTCACTGTCTGGGAAGACAAGATCCTCGCAACCCTCTCTTTCAAAAATTTGAGCGACTGTGTGGTAGAAATATTCGATTTCTCTGTCCACATAGTGAGGGCGATCAAAAATGGAGAATCCATTCGAAATTTGATTTTACCGAATACTCTCCACAAGCAGTTTGCAGTTGCTATACCTATGGAACAGGTTATGCTCGACAATTCCCTTGAAGAAACTTATGGGGTTACTATCGAAGCATTTGCTGCTACTGTTGATGAACTTCTTGAAAACATGGAATACGCTTTGGCGAAGTCGAAGAGTGCTCACGAACGCACTATTTATACTCGCTATTGTATTGACCTAAGGCGCTTGGCGAAGCGTATCGGGAATTTCATCAAAAATCATTCCTTCAAAGAGGAGCCATACATGGTATCCCTCTATGGTGGTTCTGGGCTCGGAAAATCCGGTCTTGTACAAATTATGATCAACACATATTGTCAAGTTGTTGGTCACACCGTACCGGATTCTAGAATTACTTATGTTGGAGGAATCAGCAATTTTGACGATGGAGTCACAAATGCAAC